TCAGAGCTTCCATAGTATTTCTTCCAGTCACTCTCAGACGTAACCCGTCTCTTACCACCTCTAGGCTTACGTTTTTGTTGGAAATACTTTCTTCCGATGTATTGTTTACCCGACTTGATATTAGTAATGCAGTAGACGAAACCGAAGAAATCGCCAATATCGTCAGTAGTGAAAGCTGTACCTTTGTAGTACCAGGGATTTTCATAATCTCCTTCCATTTCATAATCTTAATATTTTTTTCTATTTAGATATTTGATTTTACAACTTCCTTTATGAATTGTTTATGTCCAATATGAAGACAGTCATCTTTAGTTTCTTCCCATCGGAATACCTGTACGTGTTCAATATGCTTATATTCTTCAAATACTTTCTTACGATCAAACCATTTTAAACCATACAATATTGGTATATAATTCATAGTATTAAACATACTCCATTTATAACTTACATCAGTAACTTGTGGAAATCTTACTTTCCATAAATCTAACAATCCTTGAAGAGAATGGGTTATCTTAAGATCATTTTTAACTTCTTTCCAAAACGCAGTATTTTCTTTTTTTACTAGATAATGTGCTTGAACATAATCAAACATATTTTCAAAAATACCACTAACTATTTCATTACATTCATCAATACTATTAGAAGGATAGGTATGTATGAAGGCAAACATCTGCTGAATTACACTACCCATAGATGTTGCTTCTAATGGTTCAACAAAATTTTGAGACAATCCTACTGCATAACAATTCTTATACCAAGATTTCTCTAATCTACCAGGATCAAACTTAAATGTTTTATTAACAGATATTTCTTGTCCATATACTTCTTCCATTTCTTTATGAGCTTGATCCTCATCAATGAACCTATCACAAAACACATATCCATTTCCAGTTCTATCTTGAGTTGGGATCTGCCAACTCCAACCATAATCTCTAGCAGTTGATTTTGTGTACATATTATATTCTTCCATCTCATCAGTAGTAAATGAGATTGCAGAATTAAGAGGTAAATACTCAGAATAAGATTTCCACTTAACACCTAAAGTTTTTTCTAATAATAATCTAGAAAAACCAGAACAATCAATAAAAAACTTTGAGTAATATTCATATCTTCCCGTAACAGATTTTATATTACCATTCTCAGGATCAACATTAACAGATTTTATTTCATCTTCTATAACTTCAATCCCCACTTTCAAACATAAATCTTCCAGATACTTATTCAATGCCTGTGTGTCAAAATGAAATTGCTTTGTTGGGGTATGATTCATATTATTAAAGAAGATAAGTGGAACTTTATTATCCCAAGCACCAAAATAATTCATTTCACAAGTTGGTCTATTATTAGCAACAGTTTTATGCAAATAGGGAAAAAAGTTCCCCAATGAAGTAGCTACATTATTTGTATTTACATTATGTAAAAAATCTTCATCAGACCAGTTATCAAAATAAACACCAACTTTAAATGTTGATTTTGTTTTTAAAATAAAGTCACAAGTATCAATATCACAAAACTGACAAAAATCCCCAAAATGTTCAGTAGAACTTTCACCAACACCTATTATACCTATCTTACTCGATCTTATTATACTTATTCTTTTTCTAGGAAAAGACCTTTTTAGCATTAAAGCTGAAATATAACCAGAGTTTCCACCACCAACTATTATAAAATCATTCATTAGGATATTCAATCACAAGGTATATAGAAGATAAATATCTAGGATCATTATAACCTAAAAATGTCTGTAGTATATGTAAATAACATAACAGTTAATATAGGAGAAGATTTTGATCAAGATTTTGATCTTCTTGAAAGTGGCGGTGCTACAATAGATTTAACAAATTATAAAGCAAGATGTCAACTAAGAAAGCATGTAGATAGTTCATCTTATATTAGTTTTAATGTAGGGTTCCCCGATAGAAAGAATGGAAAAATTAATCTTCATATACCAGGATGGGCTACATCAAACTTGAAATCAGGAAGACATGTGTATGATGTTCTTGTCCATAAACCAAATGGAGACACAGAAATTGTATTAGAAGGATCTGCTAATGTGAGAGCAGGAATATCTACCTCTTGCACATTTTCAAAACCAAATAGTGATCAAAGAACTTGTATTGCAATAGTATCTTATTCAGGTCAATCTTTTGATACTATGGAATCCCAATGGGCAACATTTAGAAGTACATATCCAAATAGACCATTCTATGTCATATATCCACACTCAAATGGATTTGGAACATTAGCAGATAATACTTATTATAATAATACAAGAACTCCTGATAATTTCTTAAACGAAACTACTGTAAACGTTAAACCACTAATATAAAATGAATACCTCAATTACAGAATCTTCAACTGTTGTAAATGAAGGTGGTACAGTTACATTTACCATAACCTCACCTGCTACATCACTTAACAAATATCTCTACTGGACAACAGAACAAGAAGGTCTATCTGGAAATATTACAGCATCAGACTTTAGTGATACCTCATTACAAGGAAATGTCTACATCTATCAGACATCCCAAAATTTAACAAGAACTATTACTCGTGATAGAGCAACTGAGGGAACAGAAAGATTTAAACTTGTAATAAGAGAAGGTGGATTTACTGGAGTTGCATTAACAACATCTAATATAATAACAACAAATGATACTTCTACTATTGTAGGACAAGATTCAAATGGATTAACATTTGGTCCTATAATTGTTAATGCTGATAGTGGTCAAACTGCAAACACATCAGATTATTATACTATTTGCGAATTGAATAGGATTCCAGATGGATCACAAGTTGCAATATACAGAAATGATTATGCTGCTCAAGCATCCTATGATGAACTAATTACAAAACTAACTGAAAGAAATATAACAGTTATAACTGTTAGTGGTAATGATTGGATTAATGCATTTACCAAAGATTTATCATAAATATTTTAAAATAGGAATTAGTAATGGCAGCAGTATTTGTAGCTAGTATCGGAATATATGCTGGAACCGATTTTGCACAAACCTTCGTACTAGAAGATAGTCAATCAAATACTTTAATGGATTTGACTGGATATACAGGATGTGCCGAACTAAAAAAATACGAATCATCAAGTAAAGTTGCAACATTTACTGTAGCAATAGCAAATGATCCAACGACAGGAAGAATATCAATATCTATGACAGATGTTGTTACTGAGACAATAAAACCAGGAAGATATCTCTATGATATATTGATTAGTAGTGCAACAGGTAAAACAACTAGAGTTGTAGAAGGATCAGTAATGGTTAAGAAACCAGTAACTAGATAATAAAAAAGGGGTCGTTAGACCCCCATAATCTTATTTGTTATTAACAATATCTCGAATCGTTTTAGAATCCATTTCAAGCATTACATAGTTTGCTTCTTCAACTGTCGCTACTTGATTTGTTTCTAGTAGATAGTCAAGAACTATATCATAAGCATCATAAGATTCCATATTAGGATCTACTTTTTGAACTGTAGTAGTTTTACTTTTAAGTTTACCTGCTGCTCTATCCCTCTTGAACTTAGCATGTTTAGCAGCAGCTCTTGCTCTTAGATCTGATGACATACCTGCTTTTGCGGCAGGACTCGTTGTATCAGCTTTTGCAGCAGCTTTTTGTTTGCTGGTAGGTTGCCCTTTAGATTGTGCTACCTTATCCTTTATTACACTTACAGTTTTCTTAATACCACCTCTGATAAGATTAAGTCCCATTGCTTCATCTACTGTTTCGCCTGAATGTTGAACAGATTCCATATCCATTACTGAAGTAACTCTCTTACTCTTCTTTCTATCCTTTGCTGCATTAGAATTTGGGAAATCTTTTACAAAGTCATCCATGCTGTAATTACTTCCTGCCTTCTTAGCAGCTTGGAAAGCAGCATTCTTACTTCTTAACTTATCAACCCTATCATTTCCAGCAGAATCTTTACCAAATCTTTCTTTATTTCTGGCAATCATATTTGCTTTGGCAGAACCTTTCTTAACTTCTTTTGCTTTTGGCAACTCTTTACCACTAGCAGTTGAAGGTTTTTTGGGATCTGAAGATGTAACAGATTTTATAAGAGCCTTACCTGCATCAGTATTAGCAGCTTTTATAGCATCACCAAATGAAAGTCCAGTATTTTTTTTCAGTTCTGGTTTTACTTCTGGTTTTACTTCTGGTGTCTTTTTAACTTCAGGTTTTTTAGTTATTCCTCCAGGAGTTAAAACACCCATATTATTCGCTTTCTTTTGGTTTTCCAATTCTTTCTTTGCTTTTTTATTAGCAGCATCACCAGTTGCAATTGAAGTAGCAAGAATACCACCACCAACAAGACCTGCTGCTGCAGTACCGACTGGATTATCCTTTATACCTTTTTTAGCAGAGTTTATACCATCCTTTACAGTATCCTTTATACCCTTTACAGGAACATCACCACCAGGTTTACCTTTTGGATTAGCACCACTCTTCCAATTACTACCAGTAACTGTATTACCACCAGCAGTTCTAGATGTCGATTTAACAACATCATCTGCAGCACCAGATTTAGATGCGGCTTTAGCACCACCAGTTACAAAGTTTTTTGCCTTTCTAAGAATAGGTTTACCTGACTTTATTAGAGCTTTACCCAATCTACCAGCCCAACCTTCTTGATATATACTCGATATTCTTTCAGTATTAGTATCAGGAATTGTATAATCTTCTGAAATATTTACAAATTTTTCTACAATATTAATAGATTCTTGAGTTTCAAAATAGCAAGTTATTGCAGAATCGCTATAACCCTCATCTATAAGTACGGATATAACTTCAGTTATAGATCTTTTAGTATCTTCAACGTGCAATTCTCCAACCTGAGAATATAGGTCTCCAAGTTCTTCTATTAAGTGAGCCATCGTTTAGGTTATTCTTCTACAAGTATATTTATAGTTACTTTTGTTTAGGATCAGCAGAAATATTAATTCCAGATGTTTGATACTTCTTAGGAACCTTTCTTAATAGTCCAGTTCCTGCAAAATTTCCTCCTCCACTAGTAGAAGTTTGTTTCTTCTTCTGCTTATTAATCTTCTCTTGTTCTTTTTGTAACTTAGTTTTTCCTGCAATCTTATCAAAGGTTTTTCCAGCAGCAGAAGATGCAAGTTCTGCTCCAGCCATTCCTGTAACGAATGCACCAGGTCCAGTCCAAGAACCACCAGCAGTACCAAGTGCCCAACCTACAGGATAAGCAACTGCCTTAACAACACCCTTTGTAAGTGCTCTAGCTCTACTTGCACCTTTTGCTCTTTCTGACTTGTATGCATCACCCACATCCATTGCATATCCAGCAGCTCTTGCTACAGGATTTAAAGTTTTAAGTGTCTTTTTAGCAAACGTTTTAAAGGTTGTTTTTCCAGCAACCTTTGTAGTATTTTTAAGTGCTCCTTTAAACTGTCCCTCAAATGCCTTCTTACTAGCAGCACTCATTATACCTTTAGAGATATTTCTACTACCTTTTACTGGATTTTTAATATAACTTTTTTGAGTAGTAACGATCTTTGCAGCATCTTTAGATTTTTCTAAAGAATCTTTAAACTGTTTAAAATTCTTTCTTGGTTCTGGTAACTGACCATAAGATTTTGGTGGTTTTACACTTGATTTAGATGAAGATTTAAAACCTTCTGGTCTTGAATATCCTGATCTCTTTTTATCAGTTTGGACAAGATTTGAAAAAGTTCTTTGAACTTTCTTACTATCTTTCTTTGCTCTATTAACAATATTGGTAGTATTTTTTTGTACCGTCTTAATATCAGATTTACCCTTATTAATAATATCCTTAACCCCTTTAAGAAGATTCTTAGGTGTATTCTTCGGAGTAGAAATTTTAGAACTAGATGATGTTACTTTCTTGTTTAAATCTAAAACTCCTTGATCAGGATTATAATTTTTTGGTTGTTTAATTATATTTGGATCTGGTGTATTATTTGGCCTAAAACCTTGTTTTTTTGTACCAGATTTTGGTTTTTCTGGGAATAAAGATGTCTGACCTGTACTCTTATTTGTAAAGGTTTCAGGTTTAATAACTGTTGACTTAGGAGCAGGTGTAGGTTTTTTATACTTTAATGCTTGATTAACTTTATCAGAATATGTTCCTGGTTTTGTAGAACTATCAACTGCCTTCGACATTCTAGCACTTAATTTTGCACTAGGTGACTTACCTTGTAAGTCGTCAAGTATTTTATTTGCCTTTCCAGTTAATGCTGATTTTTGACTTCTAGAATACGGTGGTGTAATTGGTTTTTTATATTGAGATGTATTATATTTCTTAGTATACTCAGTTGCTTTTTTTGAAACCTCAGATTGCTTTACTGCTTTAGGTTTTGAAACTTCTGGTTTACCTGATGGATTTGCTCCAGTTTTCCACTCACCTTTTTTCTTCCAAGTAGATCCACTACCTTTATTATTCTTTCTACCATCACCAGCAGGAAGTTTCCCACCAGTTACAGAACTAGTACGAGTTGGATTCTTTGCATCAATATCTTTCTGTATTGTTGAGAATGGTTTCCCAGATCTTCCTCTAACTTCCTGTTGTCTCTGACCCTTTCTAGTTGCAGGTCTAGAAAATCTACCCGTTAATCTTTTAGTAAGATTATCTGTACCTTTTTCTAAATTCTTAAAAACTCTATCAAGAAAACCCTTTTGTCTTTTTAATTGTTGTGGTGTACTTTTCGATCCTACTCCTGCCTTTGTAGCATCTCTTCTTGCTAAATCTCCTGATATATTCTTAGTATCTTCAGCACCTTTTATTATCTTATCAACATTCTGTTGGCCTCTATTAAACTTCTCAGCACCACTTTTTGACAAACTTCTAAAATCAGTTTCTTTACTACCAATCTTTCCTTTTCCTGCACCTTTCCTTAATCTATCTACTTCTTTAGGATTTAATTCTCTACCCTGCTTTCTCTCAATACGACCTCTTTGTAACCTAAGATCAATATCAGGATTATCACCTTTCTTTTCTATTATAAACTGACTAAAAGATTTCATCTGGTTTCCAGACACTATATCTTAGTATTTATTCATCTACTTTTTTATAATTATCTGGATGCCAAATAGGAGTTGGAGTGAGAGGTTCTATACGATCCATCTCCATCCAAATCCTTCTGAACTCTTCATCAGAGTTTGAATCCTGCGAAGGTGTCTTTTTTAACATCTTGCTTGATACCTCCTACAATATAAGATT